TGGATCACGCGCAGCGAGGCCGCGGCGCTCCTACGCGTCGCCCCACGTACCTTCGACCGGTGGCGCCAGGAAGGGCGGATCACCCGCTACGTCACTCCTGGCCGTCACCCCCGGTACCGCCGAACTGACGTCCTTGCCCTGCTGTCTGAGCCGGCGACATGACGGCGCGGAAGCCGCAGACGTCGTTCCACTACAAGCGGGGTACGACTGAGCTGCCCAATGCGACGATCCGTGACGAGCGCCTCGACTATCCCGCGCTCGGCCTGCTCGCCGACATACTCGCGCGCCCAGAATCCGCACCCCAGGGCTACCGGGCGTTCCTGGGTCGTGGGCTTGGCCAACAGGCAGTCCTCAAGGCCCTGAAACAGCTTGGCGAGGCTGGCTACAGGCATCAGATCACCAAGAACCTGCCGGGCGATCGGAGCGCCGTGGTGACCTTCACCATCACGGCCGAGGAGTCGATCCCGCACGACGTCGCCCAGGCCTGGCTGCGTCAGAAACTCGAGAGCCTCGACGATGACCGTGCGTTGGAATTCCACGCACGGCGCGACCTGCGTAAATACGTCAAGGAGACGACCCGCGAGGCCAAACGTCCAGGTGGCGCCGTGCGTGACCTACCGAGCCCCGGCGAACCGATGCACGGCGAACCGATGCACGGCGAACCGATGCACGGCGAACCGATGCACGGCCAGCCGCCGCACAAACCTTCGGTTTCCAAAGGTCTAAGTTCGCTTCGCTCACAAGACCCCGGGAAAGAACTTGGGGATACGCCCGCTGAACAGCCCGTTCCACCCCCCACGTTCAGGGCCGAGTACGAGACCCGGAAGCGGGCATCAGGGGACGGGTCATGACCTCGCCAGCGATGGACCGCAAGCGAGTGGAGGCCCACCTTCACGACCTCGAGCGCCTCATCGACGACCCGCCGCCCCTGCTCAGCCTCGTGATCCTGGAGAACGGGCGCGGGCTGATGGTCGCCCACCCGCTGCTCATCGACGCCACAGCGACGCCTGAGCAGTACGCCGCGGCCCTGGGCCTGATCCGAGCGCAGCTGCTCGACCTCGCCCGGCACTTCGAGCAGCAGATCGAGCGAAGCAAACAGTTCAGTGAGCCACGCTGAACGGGGCTGGAGCGCGGGTGTCGCGGCGAGGGCGCGGCGGTACTGGGCGCTGCAGCTGGCGGCCGCCGGTGAGCTGCCGTGCTGCCGGTGCGGTGCCGGTGTCCAGCTCGAGGGCGCCTGGGACGTGGACCACGTGGTACCGCTGATCAAGGGTGGTGCGCTCGGCCTGGACAACCAGGCCGTCTCGCACCGTAGCTGCAACCGCCGGCACGGCCAGTCCCTGTCCGTGGCCGCCGTCGTCGTCCAGTCCGCCGCCGAGCGAGGGATCAGACCGTGGTGAGCAAGACGTCCCTGGTGACCATCACCCAGAGCGAGATCATGGAGTTGTGCAAGCGGCTGGGCCACGACCCGGCCAAGGTCGCGCGGATCACCATCGAGCCGCACGTCGTGGTCGTGGAGTACGAGCACCCGATCACCGGCGTCGACCCGGCCGACCGCCTCGACATCGTCCAGCACATGACCATCCAGGAGCGGGGCGAGCAGCCGACCACGGGTATCCAGGATCCGCCGGCGCCGCCGCTCGGCCCGGCCAGCGCGTCAGGTCCGATGGTCGACGGCACGGACGCGGGACTCTGAACATTCCGTGACATTCGTGACGTAGAGTGAAGCCGTTCTTTGAGGAGAAACGTCTGAACACCGGCCTCTACAGCCCACTTTTTCTCCCCGGCGGTGATCGATGGGTGCTGAGCCGCTCCACAGCAGTCCGGTAGAGGGGCGCGATACCGCCCGTGACCTGCTGATATCGGGTGTCGAGGCGCTGCATCAGAGAGTGCTGCCCCAGGCCTTCGCGTTCTCCGACGTCATCGGATCGAGTTCGGTTACGGCGAGTGACGGAATCGGGATCCTCGACTATGCCGAGGTCGTGATCGTGGCGCCGCGCCGCTGCAGCAAGACCAGCTCGATACAGGCGACGCTGGTCGGGCGGATGAAGGCTATTCCGGGGTACGGAATCATCTCGACCGCCCAGACCGGCCTGAAGGCTCGAGCCCGGTTCTTCGACGTGGCGATCCCGCTGCACAAGGCGGACCCGGACACGTGGCCGCTGTGGAAGGCGGCGGGGCGTGAGTGCCTGGAGTACGCACCCACCGGTGCCCGGTGGGACGTCGTCGCGCCGAAGGGCGACAAGTTTCGTTCGGAGGGTGCTGATTGTGTGTGGGTCGACGAGGCCCAGGAGTTCGAGGACGAGGCCGTGGTCCTGGACCTCCAGGCCGGCATCGACCCGACCCTGGACACCAGCCCGTACCCGCAGCTGATCGTCTCCGGCACCCCGAGCGCGAAGGCCGGGATGCTGTGGGACGCCCTGCAGCGCGGCCACGAGGGCGACATCGGCATCGTCGAGTACGCCGCCCGCGAGGACGACGACCCGGACGACGAGGCCGTCTGGCACCGGGTGCACCCCGGCATCGGCACGCTGACGACCATCGAGCGGATGCGCGAGCGCCGGCGCAAGCTGGGCCGGCTGCTGTTCGGGCAGGAGTACCTGTGCCTGTGGCAGGACCCGGCCGCGACCAGGCTGCTGTCTGCCGGGGGCTGGGCGGCCGCCTGCCGCCCCGAGGCGCCGTCCAGACCAGAACGGATCGGCCTGGCCTTCGAGGTCGCCCTGGACGGCAGCTACGGGGCTGTGATGGGCGCCTGGCGCGACGGCGACGGCCGCGCCTGGTGGGAGCTGCTCGGCCTGCGCTCAGGCGCCGGGTGGCTGCCGATCTTCCTCGGTGACCTCGCGCGCCGCCGGCACCTGCCGATCTCCTACGACGCGATCGGGCAGAACCTGCAGGTTGCCGAGGCCCTGACCCGGATCAGGCCGCGGCCGCGGCTGGACCCGCTGAACACCCGGCAGATGATCGCCGCCTGCCCGCCGGTCTTCGACGAGCTGCACGGCGGCCGCGTCCTGCACGTCGACCAGCCCGACCTGGCCACCGCGATCGGCGCGGCCGCCAAGCGGTACATGCGCGACGGCGGATGGGTCTGGAACCGCGAGGCCGGCGGCCCCGCGATCGCGCCGCTGATCGCCGGGACCGTGGCCCTGGCCGCGTTCGACCGGCTGCCGGCGAAGGTCGAGACCCGCATCCAGGTCCGCACGTAGGCCGGGAGGAACGTCGCTGCTCAGCACGGCTATAGCCAAGATCGTTCGGGTGTGCGCAATCTGCGCGGGTGGGGATCTTCACCCGAGCTCGTGACGCCATGGCGGCGGCCGCCGTGCTGGAGGCCTCGAACGTCACCCCGCACGACCCGACCCGCTACCCCCAGGTCGCCTCACCCATCGGCCCGTTCATGCCGACGCAGACCCTCTCGGTCTCGGCGCTGTTCCCCGGCGGCATCCCGCTCTGCGGCCGCGACGAGGCCCTGTCCCTGCCGCCGGTGGCCAAGGGCCGCGACGCGATCCAGGCGATCGCGACCCTCGCCCTGGAGGCCTTCCGCGGCGAGGACCGCATCGAGCCGCAGCCGGCCTGGCTGAACCGATCCGCGTTCGGATCGCCGTGGCTGCGGATGCAAGCCACTCTCGATGACCTGATCTTCGACGGCGGGGCGCTGTGGTGGATCTACCGCGGCGCCCGCGACGCGATCCTGGATGCCCGCTACGTCGAGCGCGACGAGTGGGAGATCGACCCGGACGGACAGATCCTCGTCAACGCCGACACCGTCGAGCCCGCCAATCAGGTCTGCCTGTTCAGCGGCCCGATCCCCGGCGGGGTCCTGACCCGCGGCCGCCGCACGATCATCGCCGGGATCGACCTGGAGTCCACGTGGGCCGGGCGGGTCGCCTCCCCCGCCCCGCTGGTCGAGCTGCACCAGACCACCGACGACACCCTCGAGCAGTCCGAGATCGACGAACTGCTCGACAACTGGTCGATAGCGCGGCGCGCGAAGCACGGCGCCGTGGCGTTCACCCCGTCCAACGTCACGGCGATCATCCACGGCCAGTCGATGTCCGACCTGATGATCGCCGCCCGCAACCAGCTGGCCGTCGACATCGCCTCACACATGGGCCTACCGGTCTCGACCACGAACGC